TTCAGACCTTCGATTTTGGAGGTCATGTATTGGTTGGCGGTGGTGGTCATATCTAATCGTTCACCGTTTTCATTTTCTAAAACCAGAGAAAAATACATCACACACCCCCATTACACATTCAACGCATTCCGTGTCAACCGATAAATCTCCAACCGTGACAGTGCTTTCGGCGATTGATTCGTCTGATTCACCGTTTTTCTATTGTCGGTATTGTAATAATTGTTCACCGTCCCACCGGAACTGTCGGGCAGCATCGCTCCGGAAATCCCATGCAAGCTGTAATTCAAATCAGAGTTCATGGTCAGCTGCATGGCTTTCGTCACACCGCCTACCGCTTTTTCCACATACTTCTTGCTCTTGTCGATGCCGTCTGCCAGCCCTTTCATAAAGTCCGGCATCCAACTCTCGTAGTCTGTCAGCGGACCTTTGTCCGGTACAGAGAAGTGCAGGAAATCCCGAATGGTATCGGCAACATTGGTGACGCAGTCTGCCAGCCAGCCGATGGCACTCTGAATGCCGTCAATGATTCCCTGAATGATGTCCCGTCCCCAGTTCCAAGCATCGGACGCCAGTCCCTTGATATATCCCACAGCGGCATCAAACCCATTCTGAATGGTGGATTTGATGCCGCTGATTTTGTCGGAAACCGCTGAACGAATATTGTCCCAGATGCTGGACACCGTAGAAGAAATACTCTGCATCACGTTGGAAATCGTACTCTTGATGCTGTTCCAGATGTTAGATACCACCGACCGGATGGCGTTCAGGACATTGGAAACCGCAGAGGAGATTTGATTCCAGATAGAGGATACCACAGAAAAAATGGCATTCATCACACTGGAAATCGTGCCGGAGATGCTGTTCCAGATGGAAGAAACCACATTCCAGATTGCAGACAAGACAGACGAAATGAAACTGGATACAGCATTCCAAACCGTAGTCACCACATCTTGAATTGCCGTCAAAACCGTGGAAATCGTATTGGAGATGGCATTCCAGATGGTTTCAAATGTCGTTCGGATGCCCTCTAAAATCGGCGTTAAAAACGCCACGATCGCATTCCAAATGGCACGGATCTTCTCCGAGATCCAGTCCATCACTCTGCCCACAATGATCTGAATGGCTTCAAAAATCGTCTGAAACAGATAACCAAATGCTGTGATCAACGGTTCTAAGGTGGTGTAAATGGCATTCCAAACGGTCGTAATCACGTTATGAATTGCCTGAAAGACCGTAGAAACCACGTTGTAAATGGCATTGAAAATCGTGCTGAAAAAGTTGTAGATTGCTGTAAAGATCGTGGTGAAGAAGTCCCGAATTGCCGTAAATACGGTCGTTGCTACCGTTTGAATGGCAGTGACAATGGCGGTGAAGGTATTGGAAATGGACGTCCAGGTGTTGACGAAAAAGTCCCGGATTCCGGTAACAATTCCCGTGAAAAAGGAAGCAATGCTGTTCCATGTGTCCACAAAAAATGTTTTGATGGAAGTCCAGACTTCGTTCCAGCTTGTTCCGAACCACCCCAATACCACATCTGCAATGCCTTTCAGGGTATTCATGATATTGCGGAATGTGTTGACAATGAAATCCCAGATAGATGTAAAGATGCCCTTGATGCCGTCCCAGCACTGCTCCCAGTCACCAGTGAACAGACCGATCAGAGCATCCAGCAGCCCCAGAAGAACACCAGTAAACTCCGAAAAGATGTTGGAGATGTTTTGAAAAACGCCTTCAAAAATGGGAGCCAGCAGATTGCACAGCCCGTCCCACGCCGCTTTCAGCACATCGGTGAAACTCTCAAAGTCGAATCCCAGAGCATTTAGCCGGTCAGTGATGCCCTGTGTCAATCCGGTAAAGGTGCTTTTAATCTGCTCCCAGATACCAATGATATTGCTTTTGAATTCGTCATTGGTTTTCCAGAGATGCACAAAGGCAGCCACCAAAGCGGCAACAGCTGCGATAATGGCGAGCAGCGGACCTAATGACACACCCAACGCTCCGGTAATGGCTCCGATGCCACTCTGCACAGCCGAGAAAAGGGCAGGCAGTTTGGACACTGCGGAAAAGACTGTTCCCACACTGGAGATGGTCTTTCCCAATACCACCAGCATCGGACCCAGAGCAGCAGCCACCAGTGCGATTTTCGCAATGGTTTCTTTGGTCTGCGGATCCAACTGGTTCAGCTTGTCCACCAGTTCCTGAATACGGGAAACAATAGAGCGAATGGTAGGCATCAGGATGTCAGAAAAGGAAATCGCCAGTTCTTCCAGCTGGGACTTCAAGATGGTCACTTGTCCGGCAAGATTGTCTTGCATGACCGCTGCCATTTTTTCAGTCGTACCATTGTAGCCGTCTACTGTATCCGAACAGGTGTCAATGGCGTTGGACAGCTTTTCAATATCCGCCGGGGAACCGTTGATGATCGCCAGCATACCGGACATCGCCTCTTTGCCAAACAGCGAGGCAGCCGCCTGTGCCTGTTCTGCCTCAGAAAGTCCGCCCAATTTCTGTCGGAGTTGTTCCATGAGTTCCCGCAGAGAATACATCTTGCCGGAACTATCCGTCAGAGAAATGCCGTACTGTTCCATGGCAGATGCCACCGTGTCTGTCGGCTTTGCCAGATTGGTGATGGCTGAACGCAGTGCTGTACCAGCCTGTGAGGATTTGATGCCGGCGTTTGCCATCAGTCCGATGGCGATGGCAGAGTCTTCGGCGGAGTATCCCAAAGAACCCAGCACCGGAGCGGCATACTTGAAAGTTTCTCCCATCATGCTGACGTTGGTATTGGCATTGGAACTTGCAGCCGCCAGAATATCCGCAAAGTGTCCGCTGTCCGAGGCAGACAAGCCGAAAGCAGTCAGAGCATCTGTGACAATGTCCGAGGTAGATGCCAAGTCCTCGCCGGAAGCGGCGGCAAGATTCATAATGCCTTCAATACCGCTGAGCATATCGTTGGTCTTCCATCCCGCCATCGCCATGTAGTTCATGGCTTCCGCAGCTTCACTCGCTGAAAATTTTGTTTTGCTGCCCATTTCACGTGCTTTTTCCCGGAGAGCATCCATCTCTGAACCGGTCGCACCCGAAACAGCTGCCACCTTTGACATAGCGGAATCGAAATCCGCACCAGTTTTTACGGCAATGGTTCCCAGAGCCGTGACACCAGCAGTGACTGGCAGCAGCTTTTGTCCCACACCGGAAATTTTGTCCCCGGCTGACTGCAGTGTTTCTCCCAGAACACCCATCTTTTCCAAAGCGGTGTGAGAATTGTTTGCTTCTGTGGTCAGGCGTTTCAGTTCGTTTTCGGTTTCGATGATTTCACGCTGTAGTGCATCATACTGCTGCTGGGAAATTTCGCCGTTTGCAAGAGCGGTATTTGCCTGTTCTGCGGCAGTTTTTAGTACTTCCAGCTTTTCTTTGGTAGCTGTCACCGCATCGGCGAGGAGCTTGTGCTTCTGCGAGAGCAGTTCCGTGTTGGAAGGATCGAGTTTCAGCAGCTTCTGGACATCTTTCAGCTGTGTCTGCGTGCCTTTGATGTCTTTGTTGACACCTTCCAGTGCCTTGGACAGCTTGGTGGTATCGCCGCCGATTTCTACGGTGATGCCCTTGATTCTGTTTGCCATGCGGTTTCACCTCCTCCGTGAGGGTATGAAAAAAGCACCTGCCGGAGCAAGTACTTAAAATTACCATTTTTTAGAAATGTCATTCATTAAAATTGATCTCTATAAAGGTATGATTTTCTATTATTTCCGATGATGATATAACCTGTCTTTGGCAATTAGCATATGAATAGCTATTATACAATAAAACTTCTTTCTCCGATAATTGCGTTATTAACGGATTTTTCTCCCTAAATAGTTGTTTATGACGCTCATATGCAACCTTTGGAACTTCTACTATAGAAATATCTATTTTTCCAGATAACAATTCTTGTAAAACTATATCATCTTGTTTCTCTACGATAATAACAGGTTTAAAGAACAAACATTTCTGAGGCGTAATAGGTAGAAATAAGTAACTTTTCTTATCATCTCCGATACCAACAACTGGTGAATCAGAGGTGATTATGGGCTTATCAGAATTATTAAGGCCAAGACAAATATGTCCATACTCTTGCATTAAGAATTCCAAAACGATAGGAGTATTTTTGGTAGCTGATATAGTATTAATCAATTCTTGTGTAAATAAATAGTTTTCTAACTGTTTTGGAACAGTGCTGTATTTAGTCTTTAAAGCAGATAGTAATATTTCTTTTCCTTTAGGGGTTCTGAATAGTTGCACTGCAAGAAATCTGTATATTTCAAATCTTATCGCAAAATTTGTAGAGAAATCAATTCCAATATCATTTGAAGAAATAAATTCAAGAATGTTAGGATAAAAACCGTCTATTATCCCTAATAGTTTTTCATTTAATTTTGGATCGACCTCCACTGGTGGTTTAATTTCTAATCCGTCAAAAGATAGATCATACATATTGCGTTTGCTACAAATGTCATACGTTGATGAATAAAACATTTTTTTAGTGATTTTGTCATAGACACAGCATTTTTCATCTCTACAAATAAAATGCGTTAAATAGCTTTGTGGAACAAAATGTTGTTTGGTATATTCTCCTATTGGAATCACCTCCTACAATGATATCGAGATATATTATAGCACATTTTGTTGGAAAAGTAAAGTATCAGAACGCATCAAAATCCGACTGTCCTGCAACCTCGTACCAGCCGTCATATTCGTCATTTTCCTTTTCGGTGAACATATCATTCACGACTCCGATCGTGAGCAGATCAAGCTCCGAGAGGGACAGCCCGATCTGCACACATCGGAGAAGGAACAGGGGCGTTGTCATCGGGCGGTCAGTTTTTCGATGTTTTTTTTAGACTTGACCTGTGTTTCTACATTCAAGCCCCAGAGGTCGATCAGCTGCGGCAAGATCTCATAGATGCTGAACGTGTTAAACTGCTCCAGCCACTCGTCCGGCGACGCCGGAATGGCTGCATCGGCGTGTTTTGCCATGATGTATGCGATGTTCTCAAACACCTCAAGGCTTTCAATATCCAGTGCGGAGGATTCCTCTGTATTTTCTCCCACAGACTTTTGCAATGCTGCAAAGTCCTGATAAATATCTCTGCGAAATTTCAAGCGATACAGTCTGGGAACTGCCGCACTCGCCTTGAACGGCACATCAATGCCGTCAATGGTGATGTTCTTCTGAATTGCCATATTGCAACCTCCTTACGCTTTCACAGATGCTGCGGATGCCTTACCACTCTGTACAGCGGCAGCCAGATTGGGCATATATACCGCCTTGTACCAATTCTCATAAACCTCAGCATCCGTTTTCTCACAGGTTTTAGTTTTTACCAAACCACTGTTCAACGCCGTTGCGGTCAAAGACAGCGTTTCCGTTTTAACTTCCTTTTCGTCCTCAATGGTGCTGGATTCTGTTGCCGGACGAGAGGCAGAGCAGCAGAACAGACAGT